ATTGCATTCTTTATTCAAGCAGTGCTTTCTACGGATGATACAATCATCCTCGTTCCTGGTGTCTACAGTCGTGACACTTTCTTGTCCGCACATCGGGCATTTCACTGAGCATCCCTCCACTCGTTGGTGTGGTGGGCTACACGTCTGATTTTTCGATTTTCACGCTCGATTCTCTCATTCTCCGCGCTAACACCGATAATAGCGAGAATCAAAGCGGTAAAAAGCATAGACACGGACAGCAACGTATATCCAAGCATCCCCCAGCCATTGGAAGCGCCATTGATGGCATTCCCGCATCCAAGTGCTGCAACGGCGATGGATATGCTTACAAAGCACAATACAGTGCCTTTAACAGTTTTCATTTCTCTTCACCTCTTTTAAAACAATGTCAAATCCGTTCGTCTTTTTCTCGTTGATGACTATTTTTGCATTCAACGCCTTAGCGATTTTTAAAAGCGTATCGACCCGAACGGAGCTTTTCTGCTTCTTTCGCTTGCCCAAAATACTGTAAATCGTTGGCCTTGATACTCCCGATCTACGGCTAAGGTCGTTTATGTTGAAGTACCTGGCTTTCATTGCATCTTCCAGCGTCATGCTTTCTTACCTGTGCCGAAAATCCAGCAGGTGGCCATCAGAACGCAAACACCAATGATGTACCAAGTTGCCTTAGCTCCGACCAGAAGCTCGATGTGATGCACCAGCCAGAAGTTTAGCAGGAACGCTGCTAGAACCAATGCCAGGACAATGCCCCAAATCAGGACGATTTCCACGAATGCTTTCATCTTTGTCCTTTCTATTATGTATGTGTTCCAGTCGGTCTTTCTCCCGGCTGTGCCATCGGATTTCCCGCTGACCGTAGTATTTACCGTTCATCAGGAGCCTTCACCTTTCCTTGTGCAAGTAAAGTACTGTAATGGCCGTAGCTCATGCCGTATCGTTTTGCGGCATCGTTCATCTGGCGCACGGTATACTTTGGAGGCTCGTGCTTTTGAGGTCTCGCACGTTCTGGTTCCTGCACATCCCAAGTAATTTTGAACTCGCCAGATGCTTTTAGCGCATTCAGCTCTTTTTGCCTTTTAGCTTTGTACTTTTTGGTCAAATCCTTGTTTGCATCTGCTGCACATTCAGGGTGATACTTCTGAGACCAGAACTTCCGAACCATTGGCTTCTTGCACCAAGCACATAAAGCCGGTTCCGGCTCAGTCTTGATTCCTTTCTTTATAAGGGCCTGCCGTTCTCTGCGAACAATGGCTTTACACTCTTCACAGTATTTCTTGCATGGGTTTACGAGGCCAAGAAAGGTACCGCAGCGCTCACAGTACTTTTCTTCCACGCTGCATCTCCTCTTTCAGTCTTTCTTCTCTGTTGTGCCGCTCAAAGCACTGGTTGATGGATTTCTCCATCCACAGTACCTTGTTTGCATCGTTTCTGGACACGCCAGAAGCCATTGCCAGCTTCAGTCTGCGCTTGCGGCTTTGCGCTTTACGAAATTTCATCACCAGCACTCACCAGCCTTATCTGTGATGAACTTCGGGACTTCCCGACCTGTGGCAATGCACAGCGCAACTAGCTTTTCGACCCAGATGTCAAACAGGCTTTCTTTTGGCATATAGCACTGGCCAACACAAGGCTCCTTAAAACTCTTCCAGATCGTCAGGCCGACAGCGCCATCCGTGACCGTCCATATCATACTGTAGCCTTCATTGCACAGGTTGTACAAAATTTCTTGTGCTCTGCTTTTGGCTTCGTGGATTTCAAAGAGATCCCAGCCCTTTTTGCTTTCCTCGTAGGCCTTGACCGCATCGTCAATGGCGTGGTGCGCTTCTTCCGGGTGCTCAAGATCAACTTCAACCTTTAAAGTGATAATCCGCTTCATGTTCAGTCCTCCCATCCTCCGAAATCTTGCTGTTCTGCAACAGCCCCGGTCTCGATTCTCGGCGTGATGCCCAGCTTCTTGAGCTGCTCATGGATGAGCTTTTCACCCTCGACCGTCCAAACCGTCGTGTTCGGAATATAAGTCTTGCCGTTGGAGCGCTGAATGGCTTTGCCTTTTCGATTCTTGGTGTATCCCTTGCCTTGATAGGGCTTGTACAGCACCCACTGACCATCGCTGTCTTTGTACTGAACTCGCTGGCTGTAAAGCAGCTTGTTCAGCTTTTCAGCAGTCAGACCGTAGTCCTTCGCGATGCTGGTGGCCGTCCGGCAGTTGTCCGCAATGCACACAGCACGAGCGAACTCAGCATCCGGTGTCAGCTCTGCAATCTGCTTGTCTTTCTCTTCCAGTTCCTCATGCGCTGCGATCAGTGCAGTTGCAAGGAGTTGCGAGCGAGTGAGCTGCGGCTGGTCAGCCAGCTTCTTTTCCATCTCGTTGAACGCCGCAATATATTTCAGCTTCCACTCAAGAGCAGCCTTTCCAGTGAAACCCATAGCCAGCAGTGTGAAGCCGTCACGGTTCATCAGGTAAGTCCTCTGTTCCCTTCCGTAGCTGTCCGGCGCTGTTGTTTCGAAGAACATCTCCCCAAAATTGGGGACATCTTTTTTCATTGCGTCAATGTCACGCATAACGTGGTCGTGACGTTTTTCGAAGTTGTCTGCAATCTGGCGACTAGATGCTACTGGCTCGCCGCTTTGCATAGATAAGACAATGTCGCTCATTTTCCCTCTCTTTCATTCAAAAGCTCTTCCAGAGCTTCTTTCACCTTAGCTTCCGCATTTTTAGGCTCACGCTTACCGTTCAGGATTTTTCCCAAGTATTCCGGTGCGCATCCCATTTTTGCAGCAAGCTCTCTAATTTCGATGCTGTTAACGTGAAGCGTTCCCACAACATCGCCTGTCCACTTAGGAAGCAAATTTTTTCTCCTTTCTTGTTCTAGTACTTGAACTTTTTGAAAGAATATGATAATATTATGGTGTCAAGCAAAAACATTATCGAACGTTCTTCTATTTGTTCAAAGTCTTTAATTTGTTCTACCGATTGAACCCGGTAGTCTTATTAAAGCACAAGTAGTAGAACTTTTCAAGTGTTTTTGTTCAAGTGGTAGAACTTTGTCATCTTGTACAAACGCTGGAGGTATGTTTTGTGTTTTTTGACAATTTCGTAAGGCTATGTGAGCAAAAGGGAGTAAAGCCATCTCGTGCTTTGACTGAAGCTGGCGTTCCGAAATCTGCTTATAGCTATTGGAGAACCGAAGCAAATGCAGGGAACGATGCAAAGCCGATCAATCAAAATGCCGTTAAGCTGGCACAGTATTTCAATGTTACGGTTGACTACCTTCTTACCGGCAATCAAAAAGAAAACCCGCCCCAGCAGCCGCAAAGTGAAGTCGATGCGGCAGTGGAGCGGATTAGAAAGAAACTTGAATCTATGCCGAAGGAGCAGCGTGAAGCTCTGATGAACCTGATCGAGAAGATGTGACGTTCATGCCCGGTAAAATAAAAGAATCCCTTGTGCCGGGCTGGTGTAGCTCTGCGCAAGGGATTTTCTATTATTCCAAGTCTAGTGCTTGTTCCGCTGCCGGAATCTTTTCAGGATGTTCCAGCAGCCATGCAATAAATCGGTCAATCTTGGCTCTTTCCTGTTCACTCATTGTGGCATATCCTCCCGATCTGTAAGTACGGACGTTCATTTGATACGATTATACACCTTTTGGTTGTCAAGTCAATGCATTTTTAACAACTTCGTAAAAATTGAACGTTTTCTTCGTATCCATTGCTTCACATCAGGGAAGCCAAAAATTGCGATGACAATGATTAAGAGCCACATTAAGTTTAAGTTACCCTTTGCTTTGTAACATTCCGTTGAGCATGGAACGAAAGGGGTTATCCGGTAAATTGTCCAGCACATCTGCTTTTACGAGAGCGTTTGTGCTGATGCTGTGTGAAACATTGTTTAGCTGCACAATGGCATCGTCTAAGTCCTTCACGGTTGCTCCGCGCCGTTCCATTGACTGGAGGAAAGTTTTCACTTCTTCAAGAACGACAGGGTTCTCGACTTTATAGAATCCATTCGTAAAGTCCATCTTCTTCTCCTTTCACAGTTCCACAAGCTGTCCATCAATGCGTTCGATGCTATCTGCCGGGTCGTGCCCATCGTCTAAGGCGGCTACGGCGCGTTCCAGGATGCCTTTTGCTTCGAGGTAAGCATCTTTATCAGCTTCGTACGCAGAAAGGCTCAGGACAAGCTCCAGCGTCCGTCTGCGAGCGTATGGGACAATCAGATCATCTACGGTTCGGTTCATTAGCTTTCCTCCCATGGTTCAGGTGTGTGCGGTTGCCCATCGGGAACGCTTGCAGGCATTCCGTCGATGATCGGCATACGTTCATGGTTCCAGATTACAGTTTCTCTCATTTTTGTTCCCTTCTTCTTTGGAATTTTTTGACAATACAGTTATAACACAGGCTGCTGTTGGTTCTCCATAGCAGCTTTTTCCATTTTTTGGCTTGTCGAACCCAGCAGTTTTGCTGGATTTTGTTGAAAGGGTGAGAATTTATGGATGAATATTTGGTAAGAACAGCCAAAGCATTGGAGATAGCTCGAATGCGTTCCGGCTTGAGCCAGCAGAAGTTAGCGGCAAAAATGGGCGTGAATCGTGGCACGATAGCAAATTGGGAGCAAGGTCTGGCAGCCATCTCCCTGCCGATGGCTATGCGTTGGTTCACCTGCTGCGGCGTATCGGCGGCTCGATACATTGACGCTTGCATTCACCCAGGGCTACTTGAACACCTTGAGGACGACCTTTCCGACATGGAGAAACGGAAGATTCTCATAGATGCTATGATGGAGTGCTCATCCTACGAGATAGATGCCTTGCTTTACATCAGGTACGGAGATCACGGTTCAGACCACATCGGTGTGCTGACGGAAATTCTGGCAAACCTCCACACGCCGTTGAAGGACAGGGTCGCTGTCTGCCGGATGGTGTCTGGTAGCTATGAGATGGCACAGGCTACCGGAACAGACCCAGACCCGAACGGAACCGCCCCAAAGATGGAGATTCTTTATCAGGCGCAGGACGCTGGAACGGAAGCTGCTATGAAGTCCAACGATTCCTATACCGTGAATCCAAATAACATAAGTGGCTGATTGTCGAATTATCGTTGTTTATGATGAACATCTTGTACACGTTCATCCACTTTTTGTACACGTTTCATGCAGATTAGGTATACCTTTACCTTGTCAATCCGTCTCCCATAGGCCGTAAATCGACAACATTCGTGCGGAATAAATAACGAGTTATCGTTAATCTGCTGTTTGTGTTTGAATAGTTCGTCAATCTGTCCCCCATTGTGCAGATTAGGTATACCTTTCCATCCACTTTTTGTACACCTATCCACAATCTGTACACGTTTAATGCATCTAACCGTTAATGATGTTCCTTTCGGTTTACTCTAAGCTTGTATTTATTGGATTTGAACATTGTTGTTTTCAACAAGATTTGAAAATTCAAGACGTGTGTGTTGAAAAGTGTCTGCTTCTTTGCTATTTAGTAGAAGTTATTTACCTATCTTGTTTAGTATCTTGTTTAATATATGTAAGGAGGTATACCAAAACTGCATGAAGGTATACTAAAACTGCATGAAGGTATACAAAATCTGCACGGACAGGTATACCAAATCTGCACAATGGTAGAAATACGCTCTTGATAATTCAACCATGCTGTGATATACTGATATCAACAGGTGGAAAGGAAGTGAGAACTTGGGAGATTTGTCGATGAACAATCTCGTTGAGAAGAGCAAGGCTCTTGTATGGGCGAAATTCAGGGATTATACCGCTGGCGAGCTTCGACTTTTAGAAGTCTATCTGTCAAGAATTAACCCTCGTGACCCTGAAAGTGCAACTGTTCAGTTCACGCTAAAAGAATACTGCGATTTTTTAGGTATCCGTTTGAACAGTAAAGATTTGAAGCAGCAGCTCAGGCATTTTATTGAAAACACTGTAGCTGTTCCGCTTGAAGGTAAAGACGAATATACGCTGTACACATTGTTTGCTATGGCGCAGATTCGATTCGATCCCGAGTGTTTTACATACATGGTCTCGATCAGATGCAACCCTCTGTTGCAACCAGTGTTCTTTGATATTGCGGAAAAAGGCTATGTCCGATACCGTTTGCGGTACACGGCGAGCATGAAATCGCAGTATAGCATTTTGCTTTACTCCATGCTTCGGGATTGGATGAACATGGGGTCAAAGGGACATGAAATCAGCGTCAAGAAGCTAAAAGAACAGCTTGGCGCAACAGCAAATAGCTACGACCAGTTTAAGTTCTTTAGAGTAAAGGTCTTGGACGTTGCCGTTGCTGAAATCAATGAAATCTCTGATATTTCAGTGTCGTACAAAAAGCGGATGGTTGGGCATAAGACGGTATCAATTATTTTTGACGTAAAGATGAAGCGCTCTGAGCCCATCATAGATGCCGAATCTAGCGAGATTGAGGCAACGCCTTTAAGAGATGCTTCCGAAAACGAAAAACCAGTCAAAAGCCCTAGAAACGGCGCATACGAGGATATTGACTGGGAAAGCCTGATTCCTGGCGTTGATAGAAAACAGTGTGCGAGTATAGCAAGGTCTGTGGCAAGGCGATTGAAGTCTGAATATCCGAATATTCGTAAAGAAAAGAAGAAAGATGCCGTTGTAAATATCGTGCAGAACGCATACGAGATGGCTGTGAAAGACAAGCCAGATGTTGAAGTGCCGGAAGCGTATCTTCGGACAGTTATCAAGGATTCGCAATTAAGCAAGTTTGCGACATTCGGGTTCGATTATCTTGAGTAGTCAGATGTAGCACATTGAGCAGAATGAGCAGATGATGCAGAAAGGAGAAAGAATGGGATGGATTAGTGTAAAAGATGAGTTGCCAAATTACAGGGAGAATGTAATTGTTTTCACGGAAAAGCATATTGACGTTGGGCATTTGGCAAGAGGAAGATATGGCTCGTTGTGGTGGGAAAGGGATTCCGTTGATGTATGGAAGGACAATGAAGTTCTAAGAGATGTAACCCATTGGATGCCGCTTCCTGAAGAACCAGAAAAATAAAGAAAGAGTGATAAAATGGCAAAAATCATAGCGGTCGCCAACCAGAAGGGCGGCACAGGAAAGACCACCACAAGCACCTGTCTGGCTGGTGCATTGCAATTGCTTGGCAAGAAGGTCTTGCTGGTGGACTGCGATGCCCAGTGCAACGCAACGGACACCTACGGCGCACAGACAGAGGACGTATGCACTTTGTTTGATGTGATGACCCGGCAAGGGACGGTAGAAGAAGGAATCCAGCACTGTGAAGCCGGTGACATTCTTCCGTCCGACAGCGCGTTGAAGGACATTGACGAACAGCTTGTCCGGGACATGGGCAAGAACTTCCGGCTGCGAGAAGCCCTTGAAAGCGTGTCTGGGCAGTATGATTACATTGTGCTGGACACTCCCCCGCAGCTTGGTCTTGCGCTTGTGAACGCACTGATCGCAGCCAACAGTATCATCGTGCCCATCACAGCAGACCGATACGCACTGGCTGGTTTGAGCCAGCTTTCGCAGACCATCGGTGATGTTCGCAGATACTTCAATCCGACTTTGAAGATTGAAGGTTTGCTTCTGAATCAGTACAAGAGCCGTGAAAACCTGTCCAAAGAGGTTGTGGAACAGCTTCCTGTGATTGCACAGAGCATGGGGACAACCCTGTTGAACGTGAAGATTAGACCGTCTATGGGCGTTCGTAAGGCGCAGGCAGAGCGTCACAGCCTGTTTAGCGGCGACACGGCAAAGAGTACCAGCGCAGAGGACTTCAAGGCGTTAGCGCAGATGATTGTGGAAGGAGAAGAAAATGAGTAAGAAGATTGTAGACGTTGCTCCCTTGATGGAATATTATCGAAACAGACTTCTTGAAGAAGGTGACAATCAAGCGTTGGAAGACGCGTTAGAAAGGTTAAGAGCGTTAAGAAATGCTGATGTGCAAGATTTACAGCTAAAAGCAAAATGGGAACGTCCAGATGGCTTGACTTTTGTTATTCAGGACGATTACGATAACAGCCATACAGAGCAGGCAATCAAATGCAGCAATTGTGGTAGTATGATTCCTGAAAGCGATTTCGACAAGTGGATTTGGAATTTTTGTCCAGTATGTGGTGCAAAAATGGAGGAAGAGGAATGAAATCAACCAGCAAAAAATCCACAGGCTTGCTTGGCGGGTTTGATTTTCAGCCTATTTTTTCGGAACAGACATTAAGCCGAAGTGAGCCAAAGGAAGAAGAAGTAAGCCAAGCAAAGCCGAACGAAGCCGAACAAGCGCAGATTAAGCCCAATGATGCCACAGACAGCCATACACAGCTTAATGAAGCACAGTTAAGCGGTATTAAGCCGAAGCAAGCCAAAGACAGCGAAACGCATCCAAACAATGCCATAGTAAGCGAAAGTAAGCCAAAGAAGCTAAAACAGGCGAAAGAAGTTCAACGTCTTATCGAACAAGGCGATGTTCCCGGCGCACTAGCCGAAGCTGGCTTGACAAAGAAAAAAATTCCGATGCCGGAATCGCATCAGGGTGTTGCAAGCGGTGATGGCAAGCGTTCCAAGCGCATTACCATCCTTATGAGCGAGGAAGAGCGCAAGTACATCAACCGTGAAGCAAGGCGGCACGGAATGACGATTGGACAGTTCGTGTACGCTCTGGCGGTTGCGGCGGCAGAAGGAAAGATTGAGTTGGAGGATTTCTTGGAGGATTAAAAAAGGGGGTTCCAAAACGGAACGCCCCCACTGTATCGTATCTTGCAGTATTAGGTATTGACTTTTAAGCACACAAATAGTATACTTAATGTGCGCTCAAAAGTGGAGGTGAACGCATGAGTGCAAAAATGGGAAGACCAAAGCTGGAAAACCCTAACAGTGTTCGCACAAGCGTCCGTCTGGACGTGAACACGGACAAACAGCTTTCGGATTATTGCGAAAAAAACGGCATTTCTAAGGGAGAAGCTGTTCGTGAAGCTGTCCAGCAATGGCTTGAACATCAAAAATAAAAAATCCCCTAAACTGTTCGTAACTTGGCAGTAGCAGACAGTTTAAGGGATTACACTCCATGCGATTATGGGTGATAAATCTATTATATCATCTTCATAGTTGCATTACAAGCAAGATTTTTGTGGTAAGGCTAATGAACATTCCGGCAACGAAAGAAGAGATTCTCGAAAACTTCAAGAAAAACAGCAATGGTCGTCCGCTCAATAAGGATGATTACGAGATTGCAGAAGCATTATCTTGCATCACTTACAAGGCGTATGAGGTCGGCATGGAAGATGCCAAACAGTTGAATATGGAGGATATGATGGATAATAAGAAATGTAATGCACTTCACGTTTTTAAGAATAGTAGCTTTGGCCAGCTTCGCACGATTGAAGAAGATGGAAAGATTCTTTTTTGCGCTTCTGACGTTGCGAAAGCACTTGGGTATGCAGTTCCCCGCAAGGCTGTTTTTGACCACTGCAAGGGCGTAACGAAACGTTATGCGCCTACAAATAGTGGTGTACAGGAGATGAGTTTCATCCCGGAAGGAGACGTTTACCGTCTTATCACCCACAGCAAGTTGCCCGGCGCAGAGAAGTTTGAGAGTTGGGTTTTCGATGACGTTCTCCCGTCTCTCCGCAAGAATGGCTATTACAGCCTTGCCCAGCAGGAGAATAAGCCCGACACGCAGGACGATGCAATCTTGCAAGTGCTGATGAAGAACACGGAAGTCCTGCAAGCCATCGTTCAGCAAAACCAGCAGATTATGATTGCTCTTACCAACCTGTCCGTCAACGATGCAAAGCGTACGATGGAGATTCAGCCTTACACTTCCCATCAAGGGCAGAAGGGTGACGGAAAACGTAGCAAGCGAATCACAATCCTTATGAGCGACAGCGAGCGGACGTTCGTTACGAGAGAAGCGCGCAAGCACGGATTCACGGCAGGAGAGTACATCTACAACCTGTCCGTTGCAGCATCGAAAGGCCAAATTGACTTAAGCTGATAAGATTGGAGGATTGACGTATGATTGTTTATAGACCTCATCGTGGTTCTTTGGAAGATGCCATGAAAGAAGTAAAAACATTTGACAACTGGTATCAGATGACACATTATATTGCAAATAATTGGAATTTGGCGGTTGGCAAGAAAGTGATAGCCCCTGATGATATTGTTATGGACGATAAACCGGTCAATGATGACCGTGTTGGTTGGAAAGACGTTCACATGGTTTTGGCAACTCGTATTGGGAACGACAATTTTATGGAGAAATACGGAAACCCGCAGTGTATCGGGTATTGCACTTACGATGTCTCAAGTGTCAAAAAATACTTAACACCGAAAGAAGTAGGGGGCGAAAACTTTTATTGGGTCAAAATCCAGTACGATGATGACGAAAAATGCAGACACTTTCAAACTCCGTTCGTGTTGTTTGCGAATGACAAGGATGAAGCAAAGGCTAAAATCGAGCGAGAAGTCCCCGGCAAATTCTCCATCGTTGGCATAGTTGAGCTTGATAAGAGCCTTGTATTCCATCCGCAAGACTTATTTGACATAAAAGCCAAATCTGTACTTTGGGAATAAAAGAACCCCTGTGTAAATTTGAAACGCTGTATATTAAAGAGTTGATCGGAAGATAAACGCTAAGTTGTATGAAGGATTGACGTATGATGAAGTCGAAGGAATTTTACGAAGGAAGCATTCTCCGTTTACAGAAAATGGTAAAGCACGGAGTTTACGTTCTTTTGTTCGATGTCTTTGCTGTAGCAGTTCAGATTCCGTTTATCTTTGCTGGTAAATGGGTTGCAGCGCACTTGATTTTGTCCATCGCCGTATCTTTTGCGGCTGGATTTAGCTTTAACACGCTTGTAGACAGCAAAAGACAACTCGACGCGTACAAGGCAGATATGGAGTTGTACTATACAGATATAACGAGGAATTAATATGACGAAACAAGAGCAAGTTGCAAGAATTGCAAAATACTACACAACCTTCCACCTTTTTGGAGATTGGTATCTTATTCGGTGTTATCCTAGACACTGCCATAGCTGGAAACGGTTTATTCCGTTTTATACGCTAACACACATTAAAGAAGAATAACAAAAACAAACCCCTGTGCAACCCATCAAGGCTGTACAGGGGTTTCGTTTTACTTATCAGCAATGCAATCCCAGTAGAGATATGCCTTGCCATCTGCGGCATCCGTGTCCTCAAGGAACGCCTTTGCCATGTCAGCGTAGAAGCCCGGAGTGTCAACGGACTGACGCTTTGCGACCTGACAATAATCCGAGTACATCATGTTCATGACCGCCCAGAAATCGTTCGGGTCACAGGTGATATTGCGCTGCTTCGCAACGTCCTGTGTCTGTTCCAGCGTCCAGTGACAGCCCTTTGTGCCGTCAGCGTTCACCATGCTGTCGCACCATTCCTCCGCTTCATCGTGGGTGAGGTGCTGGCGTGGCATCTTGATGGAGCGGCTATCCGCACCGCCACGTTCGTACTGACCAGACCGCTTGTCCCAGTCACCGTTCTGTGAGAAGCCGATTTGCGGCATTCTGCGCCCATTCTCTATGTCAGGGTAGCGGGGGATGGGGTAAGGGTCGATGTAACGGTTTTCCTCCTGCGGATAGTAGGAATAGCGGTCGTTTCCACCTTCCAGCTTACGTAGACGGCGTTCCATCTCACGCTCCCTACGGTCACGCTCTTCCTCAAGGCGGTCGCGCTCCGGCTCACGGTTTTTGTCGTGTTCACGGAGCATCATCATGCGGCGAAAATTGTTCTTGCCCATAATCTACACCTCCTCAAGAAATGGACGCGGGCGCACCGGCGTGGGAACGGCAGAAGCAGCCAAGATACTTGAACGTACCGGTGCCGGTCGCAGACGTTGCAACGCGGGTAGCATAGCGGGTGCGAGTGTGGATGCTCTCGGCGGTTGCTTGAGCGCAGTTGCAGTCGGTCAGAGGGTATGCGGTAGTGCCTGCGCCGATGGTGATGACCACAGGGGCGTTGATGGTGGTCGTGTCCGGGATGCTCTGGGCGACCACGATGCAATACTTCTCTCCGTTCTGGTATGCACCAGCAGGGATGTTGATGGTCAGCGTGTCATTAGCGAAAGTCACCGACTGGCTCAAGACCAGATGGGGGCAGAGTTTGCAGCTTGTTTTGCAAGCCATAATGTTTTCCTCCTAAAAAATCAGGGGCAGAGGTGTCTTACCCCTGCCCCGATGGTTCACCCGGTGTTATCGGGGAGTGTGTTGGTTAGCAGCAGCCGCAGCAGTTCACGCCCAAGTTGGGGTTTGCCACCTGATAAGCGGGAATCGGACGAGGATTGACCCGGTTCAAGATGGTATCAGTCTGCTGGGACATCACGGTGGTCAGAAGCGCATTCTGACGATCCTGAGAAGCGGCAAACTTGAGGTTCTGGTTCTCAGCGGTCAGAGTTGCGATCTTGTCCTGCGTGAAGTAGTCCATCATGCTGCGGAAGTTGGCGTTGCAGTTGTCCACGATGGCGCGGGCATTGTCTGCGATAGCCTGACGGGTAGCGCAGTCCTGCTGTGCAATGGTGTACTTCAGGTCGCCGATGAGCTGCTTGTTCTCGCAGCAGCAAGATGCAAGCTGCGTCTGGATAGCGGTCTGACCCGCCTGCCGTGCGTTGCCTTCCTGCATGATAGCAAGGCTGATGGCGTTGTCACCATTGGACACGCTGCGTTCCAGACCGTTCACGAGCTGTGCGTTCTGGTAGCCAAGCTGACAGATGGCGCTGTTCACGCCTGCAAAGCCGTTCGCAATGTTGGCGTTGATGCCATTGATCTGCGCCAGCTGGTCATAGCCCAGAGAGCAGATACCGCTCTGGATGCCCGCCAGAGAACGGGAGGTATCCTGCTGGTAGAAACCCTCAGACAGAGCCGCGCGGGTGTCGTTACCACCCTGCCCGGTTGCGCCAGTGCCGACCAGATAGGGGATGTAGCTGTTCATGCCATTGTCGCCACCGTTCCGGCCATAGCCGTTTGTACCCCAGCCGAAGATGATGGCAAGGATAATAACAGCCCAAAGACCTTCGTTGCCGAAAAATCCGCCGTTGTTATTGCCGCCGTCCTGTCCAGCCAGATAACCAGTTGCAAAATCGTCCATAACAAAACTCCTTTCAGTTTTGCGTTATGCTATCCCACCGCCGTATGCGATGGGCGAAGCCAAACAAAAGCGGTTTTTGTCAAGTCCGCAAAACTGAGAAGCGTTTCGCTTAGAGGGATGCTTATTTTGGGATTGTTAAGTCAGCTTGGAGGGTTGTCTTTTTCGTCTTTTGGGTCATCCCAATTTTTGCTGGCAGCACCGAAAATGAAGCCAAGCATTAAAGGAACCCATATTTTGTCATTGCCACACAGATTGTTGATGTCAAAATCTTTTTCGGAATGGCTGTTTTCAAAATCATCCATTGTAAAGCCTCCTCACTTCGGAAGCGTTAAGTTCAGGACGCTTGCCAGTTGGTTCAGGTCGATGCCACGCTCTTTGGCGAGGTTCTGCGCCATCGTCCTGAGTTGCGCTTCGTTTTTGCCCTGGATCAGGTTCAGCCCTTGCATGATTGGTGCGCTCTGCCCGCCCAACTGCTGGATAAGACCCATCGGGTTTTGCCCTGCACGAGCCAGATTTGCAAGCTGCATGATAGGGCTGTGAGTAATCATATCAAACGGAGAGGACATCGCTTATTCTCCTTTCTTAGCGGTGGCAGCGGGTTTCGAAAAGCTCTTCTGCCATTTTTCTAGTTCATCCAGCCGATGGACGAGGGCGCCGTACTGCTCAATAGGCACATACTGCTGTGTCGGTGCAGCGGTCTGCTGCGCCTGTTGCGCTTGCATCTGCCTCCACGCTTCCGGGCTGTAAAACTCTAACACGTCAGATTCACAAGTGTTTGGGTTCAGACGTTTGCAGTAGATGACACCACTACGCAAATCCGGGCAATACGTCCATCTTCCGTACAGGTCTGACGGTATCGCCAGAAATTCTTCCCTGCTGGAAACAGGTCTGCCAAGCAACCAACCGCCGTCCTGTGCCGACTGCTGAACAGACTGCTGCCCATTCATCGGCTGCGGACGCTGCGGTTGTACCGGCTGTATCTGCGTGTTGGGTAGGGGAGTGGTAAGACCTACCGCGCCCATGCCGCCGTAAGGATTAACAGGCTGCTGCGGAACGTAGGGCGCTCCGGGTGTCGGATAATAGCTCATAATACATCCCTCCTTGTGCATCCAGTGTACCGCATCGGCAAAAAGCGAAGGACAACGAAGGCACAACGAAGGACAAAAAAAGAAAAGCGCCCACACGGAAAAATCCGCATGAACGCTCAACTGTAAGGATGCACACATTGGAGTGCAATGCTAAAATATCACATCATCCAATATATGACAATGTTTTCGACAAAACTAGTGTGAACAAAACAAAAATCCCCCACTTTGCCTACAAAGTAGCCCGCGTGGCACGCAGGGCTTCGGCAAAGCAGGGGATTATTTGCGTTTCCCGCATGGTACGCACTGTAAGTAAGCGGGCGGGAGACTGTATCATCTTAAAAGACCCACCATGATACGCATCGTTGAGAGGCTTAGTGGGTTCAGATATCCACCCTAATGCGCTTCTTCGAGAGGCCGGGTGGATTTGTTGAGATAATTATACCACAATCCGTGCAAAAAGAAAAGCGGCAGACCTGAAAACCTGCCGCTTTTTTGAATCGCCAGAGCAAAAGCTCAAAACTAATCCCTAGACAAAGTTATTATATCACGCACTCAGCATTTTTTCAATGCCTTTCAGCCGGTAGCCTATCGCCGTCCGGCTGTAATGCGTCTGCGCTGCAATGTCCGCACAACATAGCCGCTCAACGTACCGCAGTAAGGCTATCTTACGGTCTACCCTCCCAAGCGGTGCGCCCTTGATGGCGGCGGTCATCTGCTGTCGGTCAAGTCCTTGCAGGCACAGTGGCAGCACCACGCGAGCCGCCGCCACAGGCAGCACCGAGCCAAAAAGGCTGCGGCAACTGTCCAGCGTTGCGCACCATATTGCCAATGCTGGCGAAACGGTGACATTTTGTCACCGCTTCGCCGTCAAGGCGGACTTCATTCGTAAAAATGGCCTGTTTTAACCAATGTCGTGCGTGCGTAATGCTACTCATAGTCAAAACCTCACTGATTTTGCAAGGCCGCTTTCATGCGGTCAAAGAAAAACTGAATCACGGTGCCGATGGTCTCATCGGTGATGGCCCAGCTGATGAGCCTGCCGTATTTGCTGGTACTCAGGGCGGCGCGGAGCATCTTGACGCACCACGCCTTGCGCTCTGCGCCTCTCTTGGTGCCCTGAATCTCATGCTCTGCCTGCTCGATCAGGTCAAGCACAGTGCCCTTGACAGCGGCACCATAGCCCAGCCGGATGCAGCCCAGAGCATAAAAGATAAAGCCGCCCAGCATGAGCACGAGGGCCAGAGGGGCGGGAAGTGAGGTCAAAAGGTTACGAATCGCTTCCATGTATTGTCACTCCTTTCAGTCGCAGATGGGCAGGGCTTTGGCCCGGTTATACAGCTCCGTGCCGGTTCCGTTGCCGCCCAGTGCGTGATAGCTTTTGTAAAGGTATTCGAGGTTTTTCAGGCCGCCAGTGTCAATGCTGCCCTGCTTGATGTAGAAGGTGCAGGACTGGTACAGGCGGTCGTGCATGATGGCCAACAGGCCCTCTTTCACGGCTGTGCGCTCCTCTTCCTGTGCCTTGATACGCTTTGACAGGCCACGATAGGCAGCGGCCAAAGCACCGGTGATGCTGGTAAAAATGAGTTCTCCGATGTGTTTCAGGATAAACTCCCACATGGGCTTATACCTCCCGGAGCCGGGTCAGCCCCTTTGTCTTGATGATTTTCGGGTAGTTGATCTCTGTCACGTTGAGGTCTACGTTGCCGGAGATGCCCGGCACGCGGCCTTTGCTTGTGTGTTGGTGAGCGTTGTAGTGGTAGCCGACGGCGGGAGCCTTGCCCGTGTAGTCAGCCAGCCAGACGTCCCAGCGGTTTGCCAGACGGCCCATGTCCAGCTCATAGCTGTAGCCCGTGTAGGTGTACAGCTGGGCGTAAAAGCCCATCTTTTCCACCTGTTCCAGCGCGTAGGCGGTGAGGTTGGTGAGGTCGAGGGTGCTCATGGGCTTGAGCTTGTTTTCTTCCACGTCCACGCACACGGGCATGGTGAGCTCTTTGCCCCGCACCGCTTCCCGCACAAGGGCAAGCTCTGCATTGGCCATCGCTTCGCTGGTGGCGTAGGTGTAGTAGTACACGCCCACGTCCAGCCCGGCAGCCCGGGCGTTGCGGTAGTTCGTTTCAAAGGTCGGGTCGATGTACAGGCCGTCTGCCCGCTTGGAGAGCTTGCGGTTGGTGGATACCGTCTTGAGCATGGCCCCCTTGTAGCCAGCCGCCGCCACCTGTGCCCAGTCGATTTTGCCCTGATACCGGCTCACGTCAATGTACCGGTAAGGCGGCTCACCCGCCCACCCGTTCACGGTGTCCATTGTGGACACGTCCGGTGCAGGAGCAGGCTCTTCCTTGTCGGCGCTGTCACCGGCAGCGTGGGAGAGGGCAGAAAAGATATCCCGCAGGAAGTTAAGCATTACTTTCCGCCTCATAAAAACCCTCCTCCGTCAGTTTTTTCATCACGGCATCCTTGTACCGATCAGGCACGTTGTCGATGGTAAAAGCGCCGTCAAAGCGGTGTAGCTTGATTTGGGTCACATAAAACAAAACCATAGCATCCTCCTTATTGTGCGGCCAGCAGGTCGAGCATAGCCGCTTCCAGAGCAGCAAGGCGCTCTTCTGCGGTGGGCAGCTGTGCCTTTTCCTCTGCTTCCTTGCGAGCTTTTTCCTGTGCAGCCAGCTCTTCGGCGGTGTACAGCACATACCGCTGCACTTCCACCTCTTCGTCGTAGGCATTCTGTGCGACCACACCGGGCACATCTACCACCTTGCGGACATCACGGCCTTTTTCGCGACCATCTGCGTCATAATATATTGCAGGGGTTCCGTCCGGCAAGGTTTCGGTCTCGTAGTGGCTGACCTCTTCCACGCCCGCCACAGCATCGTGATGGACAGTCTGGGTCTCCTGCTTGAGGTAGCCTTTTGTCAAGTCGGGGTTGGCGATTTCTACGCCGTTGCTGTCGATGATCTTCATGTGTGCTCCTTTCAGTTATGCCACTCTGTGCCAGATGTACATGGAGTAGTAGGGGTTTAGAATGTCCATGGGTTGACCACCGCCAGCAGACATCATGCTAAGTTTGTTTGAACCATACAAAGCTGCTCCATCTCGCGTTCCACATGGCCCATACGCCGCGTCACCAGCTTCGCTACTCCATGTTTCAAATACGTGATAATGTGTAGCCAGCTCTGAAACTGTCTGCGTATGTGTTGCACTACCGCCCGTACTCCCTGCCGGGTAGGTACCGGAAGCGCCCATGATAAAGCTGCCCTCAATGCGCTCCCATGTGCCGCCGTAAAGCTCGGCAGGGCTGGTTGAGTTTTCGCTGATGTACAGACTGCCAACGGGGTGGTCTCGCTCGACTACCGCCGCAAGGACTTGCTGATAGATAGCATAGGCATCAGGGCCAATGCCATTTTTGAGTTCTCCTAGTGCCATAATGTCTCCTTTCAGGCGGTACGAAGCCAAGTGTAAGTAAAGTATGCCGGGGGTTGGACGGTAGTGGAAGCGCCGTAGATGGGGTTGGAACGGGAGGCATCAATAGATACAATGTCGGATTGTCGCGAAGGTACCCCCGGAGCAATACTTGATAATGCATCTCCGGCACGCATATTTTCTCCAAACGCTCCCGTTGGATATGCCAGACATCCGTAGATATTGTCATCGCTATTATGGGGGCGACTATCGATAGTCCCCGTTATATTTGGCAGTCCAGCCTCTACCGTTGTACCAGCCGGATGCGTATCGCTTGCGCCCATTAACACCCTATCTTGCGCAATCTTTTCCCACGTGCCACCGCCAAATGTCACAGCCGGGTTTTCCGGGCTGATGGTCTGATAAATACTGCCTACGGGATGTGCCGCAAGCAGGAAGTTGGAATAGATAGAGCCGTCACCATAGAACTGGCCGCCATACTTGATGGGATACCACCGGGCGGAAATTTCCGCAGTCGGGATGTTGTGTGCACGGATACGGATAGCTCCGGTTCGAGTTTCGGGGTTTACAAGCATAGCTTTACCGGCTACGTCTGCGCTTGCAGGGTCGATGCTGACAGATACCACAGTCGTGGACGTAACATCTGCTGTGATATCAATGTAATGCGGGTACTCTGCAACTTCTGTGTCCGTCTGCCACCCCGTGATTGGAATAGAAAGATCATGTGGAACAACGGAGTCTGCTTTGCCTGCCAGCGCATCACCGGTAGCCTTTGCGTCGGCGGGGGCATTTTCGATGCTCAGGGTCTTATCGGTGCTGGCCTTGGCTCCGGCCTCTTCTGAGTATTTCTTTGCATTGGCTTCGCTGGTTGCAGCGGCAGATGCACTGGATGCAGAAGCCCCAGCGGATGCAGCGGATTCGTCAGCTTTTGTGGTTGCAATCCCGGCTTGTTCAGTGGCAGTAGCAGCAGAAGTAGAAGCCCCGTCCGCTTCCCGCTTTGCATTGGCTGCGCTTGTCTCCGCGCTCTTTCGGGCCGCTTCGACTGCTTTAATCCAGTCCTCTTCTGTGCCAACATATCCATACTTTACAGCAATGGCATAGGCGCTATAAGGGCCGATTTCAATTGTTTTGCTCATTCAAACGTCACCTCCAAAATCCCAGAGCCGTTGTCTTGCATATTTATTTCGGTCAAGCTGTCACTTTTAACCATATAAAGAACGCCGTTCTTCTGTTCAAAGTTCATCCAACCACCTTTATTAGCGCTTTGTTCTGCAAGGCGAGCGCTTTCAGCGGAGTTTTCAGCTTGCTTCTGCGACTCTTGTGCGGACGTTTTGGCATTTACTTCAGACAGTTTCGCATTCCGCTCTGCTTTTTCAGCGGCAATTCTTGCAATGTCAGCGCCTGCAACATCTGAAAGGGTGTTCAGCGTTTCAGCATTCATAGGAGTGCCTTCAACGATAGGCTCGTCGTTGCGAACCAGTGTGACAATTTCTGATGTGCCGTCAGACTTTTTCATTGTCCATCGGTTTGGGTACTTTGCTTCTCGGTCAACAAAGTGCATAGTAAGGTTCACCTCCACAGACCGGCTCTGAGCAGTAGATTAGATGGTTATTGGCTATCGTTTCTATATCAAGTAGAATTTCTTCGGCTTGATTGACAATCGTATAGTGCAGGTAATTGAGGGAAGCGGGGGTTTCGGGGGTATCATTCTTGCCGCTGCACAAAGACCGAATTGCTTTGATATTGGAAAGCCAACGAGAAGCATCCGAGACAGTCAGGTATCCATTTACATCCCAATCGGTTTTTACCGAAACAGATGCGTTCAAGATAGACGCAATCTCTTGGATTCCACCTTCAATGCGGTTGTAGTCCATATAGCTCAGAGCGCCCTTCATGCCAGCTGCCCATTCTGCCTGCTCTTTCTCTGTCCACGTTCCTGCTTTTGCTTTCAATGCAAGCGCCTTGACTTGCGCAACATCATCATTGGTTCTGTCTGTGATCCACCGGGTCAACGAACATCAGCTCCTTCCAAGAGATACCCTTCGACCGTCCCGTGAAAACAGCCGGAATACTGATAAGAAAAGCTCGTAGTCAACAGTACAGAGGAATAGCCAAACTGGTGATGAACAAGAACATAGTCCAAAGCGTCAAAATGTGGGCTTGCACGATATTTCAATGTGACCTTGCGGCGGTTAGAAAGCACCTTGTATGCTTCTGTCAAAATATTCCTGCTCTGGCTGAGAACGCTTTGAGACAACATTTCATTGCTAACAGTCTGCGTTGCTCCGCTCGCTGTTGGGTTTTCTGGGTAAGAATACGTTTTGCTTGTAGCGCTTGAACCATCGGAAGATTTTACATCAATTGAACAAGTCACATTTTTCAAAGGAGAAGAGAACGCGATTTCAGGCCAGTTGAAGTTGTTGACGATGTCGATTTCACCGGCAAGGTTTGCTTTTGCAGTAGAGATGTCAGGAATGCGCCCAATTACAATCACGCCTTCTCGGGTCTGATACGTTGCCATACCAGCTGCGTTAGCAACCATCTGCAAAATGTCCGAATCCTTATAATTGCTTTTGTCCTGACTTGTGATATCTGTGCTATAATTTTTCAGTTCATCGGAAATCTGAAACGTTGCCACGTTATCACTCAGAAGTTCCAACGCATCGTAGGCCATTTCATAAAGAGTGCCATACATTCTTCCTGTATAGTTGGAAACCATCAAATAGCCGAAAGCATCACGGGCTGTAAAGCTGGCTTCAATGCTATTAGAAGGAACACTCCACTCAGACAAAAAGAACTTGCCACCAGTAATCCATTCTACCGTTCCGTCCAAGTCCATGCCGTACTCCACAGAGATAGGCTGGCGCTCATACAGGTATTTGTAAAGGCCTTCCGGGTTGATCGGGTTCCACTTCTGCGTGCTGTTATCCACCGTAAAAGTGATGCTATCATTTGGAAGCTGACCGCTAATCGGGTCTCTTGTGGAATCGTGCTTGTACGAAAAAATATCTTTCTTCTCAAACACAATGAACTGGCCCAGCTTTATTTTCTCAACCCTTGCACGACGATTTTCTAAGCACCACGACAAGATTTGAATGGAAATGGAATCATAGTTTGCAATTTCCCAGTCAATGTCAGTGGTGACAGAGGAATTATCCGACACTGTTTTGGTGGATACGACTGTGCCTCCAGAATAAACGGTCAGCTTGAAACTTGTCGGCCATTCATTGAACGTTGACGACCATGTGATGGTAATGCCGGGAATGGTCACGGTATGAACTTTGCTGAACGAGAGCGTAATAATCGGGTGGTTTGAGGTTGAAACACAATTTTCGCTAACATAACCAGCCTCCTGAGATTTTACGCTTCTATCAGGCAAGGTATAATTACCGTCCAAAACAGTGAAATTTAATTCACCGGTAGAATATTTCGTATAAGTATGTGTTTCACTATCAACAATAGAAGATACATTGCTGAAGAACGTTTCGCCGTTTGTGCTAGGAATCGCGTCTTCTTGCAAACCCGGTTCTGTAACGCCATAGGTGATGCGTACAAACATCTCCGGCACAAGCGTTTCGGAAAACTTGTCAAGCCACTTCTGAGAAGGTTGTACCATAGGCTATACCTCCACAAGCGCAATCGAGCAATCCGTCCAGCCCATCACATTACCGGTTTTAGGCCCGCGCCGCCACATACCAGATGTTCGGTCTGAAACGTACATCTGCCGCGTGTCATATCCGGCCTTTGCCTGATTATAAAAGCGAACAGTACAGTAAAATCGTGTCGTGAACAGGCTGAGAATAGAGGCCCACTGTTGTGCGGTAAGGTAGTTCCACTTCAGGGACACCTTTGCTACATCATGCCGCACAACAGAGCCAACTACTTTACCTTGAACGTTTCGTCCAGAATCCACGATGGTGCTAGTGGTTGCTTCGTAAGAAGAAGGTTCCGGCAAGTCTACGCCATTTACCGTTACCAGTGCTGGAATTGCCATAAACCGCCACCTCCTTAGTAGCTGTAAACTTCACTGCCCATCAAAGACTGTCCACGGGCGTTCTGCCGCTTCTCAACGGATGCCGTGATCTGCTTTCCGTCAAGGTAAATTTTGAGTTCCTTGCCACCGGTCAGTTCATCACCATACCGCTGGAAGATGTCAAGGAATGCGTTGTAAGTGCCATTGTAAACAGATTCACGCATTTCCTCTTCGTTGATGTTGACATTTACGCTGGTGGTGCCGCCATAAGAACCGGAGGATGTGCCGTTGTTTTTATCCCATTCTTTCGTTCCTGGGTAAGAACCATTTTTGTACTTTTCCAGCAGTTCCTTGTACTGCTGTTCGTAGTTGGTTGGGTCTTTGGAATCGTCAAAGCTGCTATTGGCCGCTTCTTGACGTTTGCGCTGGCTTTCTTTACGTTCATTTGCAACTTTGTCTGCCCAGTCGTACATGGGGTTAGAAACATAATCCATCTTGCTATGAAGAGGAACCTTATTCCATGCCCAAATTAAGGCGTTAATTGCATCCACAAAGCCCTGAACTGCCGTGCCAATAACGCGTAAAATGGTTTCAAAGACAATTGAAAAGAAATCGCCGATTCCATACCAAAGATTAGACAGGAACGAAGCGATGCTCTTGTTCTTATTGGCAAAATTGACAAGAGCGCCAACCAACATACCAATCAGGGAAATAACCAGCATAACAGGGTTTGCATCCATTGCAATGTTCAAACTCGTCTGAGCAGACGTTGCAGCCATAGCGGAAGGAACGAACTGACTGATAAAGCTAGAAGCCATACCGGCAATGTTGTTCCAAACACTGCTCAGCCCCTGTGTCAGCCACTGCAAGCTGTTATCGGCAATAGACTTGATTTGCTTTCGCTGCTCATCATCCATTGCATGATAGAAATAGGAAGCGGCCCATGTGCCGAGCTTTTGAAGGTCTCCGTTAGAAATCGCATCCCACAGAGTGCCAATGCTGCCGAAGAAATCTGCCTGCAAGCTCTGATCGATGTGCTGCCACTCCGTGTTAAGGCTATTTAAGAAGTTGTTTACATATCCGGTCGCCTGAGTAGAGCCAGCGTTAATCAGCTCGTTGCCTTTCTCCTGCACAGCATTTACAACGCCCTGCATAGCAGTGGAGACGTAGGGGACAGCAGCAGTGATACCGTTTGCAAGGCCTTGGTCGACATAGATACCAAACTGTTCAAATAGCTTGGAAGGGGAGTTGATGTCCGTTTCGGTGGTGAACTTGTCGATGATGGCTTTGGCAAGTCCGCCAACAGTTTTCTTTGCATTCTCAATGCCATTGTTAATACCATTAATCAAGCCCTGAACGATGTTTTTGCCATAATCCAAAAATTTTGCGGGGAGATTTTTGATTGTATCAACCAAACTGTTCCAAGCCTTGTCCCAGTTTTCTTTGAATCCGGCCCACTTCTGGTTCCACCACTCGCCAACACCGACAAACCACCGCTTTAAGCCTACACTCGCTTGGTCAAGCGACTGAATTGGATGCTGAACAAACCCGGGCAAGCTTTCCCATGCAGTCTGAAAATTAGTGCTGAACCCTTTCCACTTTTCATTCCACCACTCGCCAACACCGACAAACCAGTTCTTCAAGCTCTCGCTTGCCTTGTCGAGAGATTCTGTAATCTTGTCCCAGTTTTGATAAATCGCAATTCCGACATCGGTCAGGCCGCCAACAATCAAACCAATCAGTGCGCCGATGCCTGTGCCAATTGGGCCTCCAAGAGAGCCGATAATTGCGCCAATGCCCGCACCAGTCATTGTCGAACCAAGCGGAATCAAAATTCCGTTTAACGTGTTTAAGCCATTTTTGACAGCATCGTAAACGCCCGTTACAAACATAGGTATGCCTGTCACTACTCCGCCAACTGCCGCTCCGATAATCGCGCCAGCAGTAGAGCCGCCAGCTGCTTTAATGGCCGCTCCAACAGCAGTATTTCCAAAGCCGGTCACGATAAACTGAGCAATTCCTTTACCGAGAATGGCTGCGCCTGTAGTTCCAATCAAAGCGCCAAGAACAATTTCAGCGAAATTTTTCCCATTTACGCCATTTTCAATCGCATCTTTAATCCCTGTAATCTCAAGGACAACGCCAACCGTAAAAACACCAAGACCCAAAACAATGGATTTCAGTGCGTTCATTTTTGAGATAGCGTCCACAATATCCGTAATAAGATTTGTGAGTTTCCAAGCGGCAAGGGCGGTTGCCACAGTCGCTATAAGAGGAAGCATACTTTTGATTTTCTGCTTCATCTCATCAATAGATGTGCCAACATAGTTCTTGAACATATCGTAGCCGGACAGGTCTACATCGCCCAAGATGTTGCCAGCAGATGCACCACTGCCAGAGCCAGAACTTCCCTGTGTTGGGTCAATGATGTTCAGCTCATCAAAACCCATCGTGTAGTCCTTGAGGGCTTTGGCAGCTTTCTTTGTCGAATCGGCTGTATCATCCATTGCGTCACCGATACCGCCAACGCTGTCAGCGCTCTTTGTGAAATCAGTGAACACGACCTTCACGCCCATCAGCTTTGCCACCCATTCAACGAACTCTCGAATGAGCTGTACGGCAGCAATCAGTGGGGGGAGAATGGCTTTCAGGGCAGGGTAGAGCAGAGAGCCAACAGACTTTGCCAGCATATCCAGCTGAGCTTTCAGGATTTTAATCTGGTTCGCAGGGCTCTGGATGGTCTGTGCAAGGTTGCCCTGCACGTTGGCAGTCTGCTTCATAATGGCAATGTAACGCAGAACCGCCTTATCTGCCTGGGACAAGCTAGAAACCTGCTTGTTAAAGCCCAAAGCAAGAAGCTCCTGCTGCAACCGTGCCTGAGTTAGATCAATGCCCAAACGGCGAATAGGCTCAATCTCGCCAGAAATAGCGGAGGACATTGCGGTAAAGGTTTCTGCAACGTCCTTGTTCCAATAGGAACCTTCGTCATAGGCAAGCTGGGTCAGGTTCTTGGACAGAACGTATGCTTTGTCACTTGTCAGACCAAACGAAGTACCCAAGCTCTGAATAGTAGCCATGTAGGTCATCGCTTTGGTTGGGTCAACGCCAAGTAATCCCTGCATCTTGCTAATGAGCGTATCGGCTTCACCGCTCAAATTGCCCATAGCATTATGGAACAAGTCTGTTGCTTCATAGAAGTCGTTAAACTTCGCAACAGCGTTGCCAAGATACTCAGCGATAGCTTTCAACGAAACCAGCTTTGCCATGTTCCGCATAAAGCCGTTCATCTGATGGGACAGGCTGAGATAGCTCTTGCGCTGCTTTTCGTTGGCAGCAGTCACACGGTTTGCCTGTGTCACAACTTTGCTCAACTGCGGGGGGAGCTTTGCAAAGGCGTTGCCTACTTTATCAAGCTGAGATGCAAGGGGAGTAAGGGCAGTAGAAATCTTCTGGCAAGAGCTTGCAAAAGAATCAAGATCAGTCGCTTTTAACTTGTCGGTCAGGTCAGGAACCTTTCCGATTGCATTGAAAGCGCTGCCAAGAGCTTTAAGGTTCGATGCGTCCAGAATGGACAGCGGAGCCAAAGCGTTAGTAAGCTGAGTAATGCTTCCAGACATGGAGTAAAAGTCCACGCCGTTCAAGCCAGACACAGCCGCAGGAATCTTCTTGATTGCATTCACGACCGTGTTGATGCTCTTTGCGCTTGCGGTCGTGTTGACGTTGGAAAGCCCATTTAGAAAGCTGGTGATTTTGTCCAGCCCGGACATTCCAGCGGATGCCTGTTTCAGCGTTGCAATGGAACCAGCCAGCTTATCAAGGCTATTTACAACCTTTGTGACGTTGCCCTTTGTGCGCAAATTAGAAATGGCGGTAGCGAGCTTGTCGATATTAAGCTCTGCGCCCTGCGATTCCGCAGAAATCTCTACGGATAAGCTCGTAATATCAACATCAGCCATCACTACCACCATCACTTTCCATCATAGAGAACATCATTCTCTTGATTCGCTCCTGCGCCTCAACTGCGCGTTGGTATTCATACTCGTCTTTCTCCTTTTGAGTAAGGGGAATCGGTCTATCCATGTACTTGATGGGTTTAGACCCTTTCTTTCGGAACATATTGCCAACTGTAGAGGAAAGCGCAGATGCCATGTAAAAGCCGTTTCTCCATGCTTCTGCATTGGCTCTGCGTTCCCGTAGCTCCTCTGCGTCACGGTAGACCTTCGCCAGCCAGACATCACCGTACCAGAACTGGTCGTAGGTCATGCCGATGGAGATGTAATAGGCTTCTACATCGTGGAACAGCTTGGAGAAGGAGAATGGCTCCCCCTCTCCATCTGTTTCCTGAGATTGTGCGGTTACACAATCTCCCACGTTGCGTTTTTTGCGGTCTTGTCCTCAGTGTCAGTTGCCAGCAGGGACTTGGAAGCATCCATGAACATCTCAAGCAGAATGCCCATCAGGTCTTCCTTCTCCTCGATATGCTGGAACATCTCGTCAACGACCTTGCGCTTGATGCCCTTGTTGCGGGCGATGAAAGCACCGTAGAACAGAGCGCGAGAGTTGGACAGCAGATTGGTCATCTGGGTGTACTGGCCAATCTGAAAACCTGCACGCTCGGTGGCTTCCACGCTGTCACGGGTGAAGGTCAGCTCGTAAGTGTTCTTACCATCGGGGGAATGAAAGTTGATAACCTTAGCAGCCATAATAAATGCTCTCCTTTATAAATAGGGGCAGAACTAAATCCGTTGTTCAGTTCTGCCCGGTTTGATTGATTCGATTTTTGCGGTTTAGCCGCCGTTAATGGTCAGGCTCTCGCTGAACTTCGGGGTAGAGTGGAAGATGCAATTGATGGTCATTTCCACGACCTCGTCCACGCCAAAGCCGGACAGACCGACCTGATGCATACCCTGCCAAGTGAAGCCGGAACCGTCCTGCATTTTCAGGGCGTAGTACTTGTCCACGTTGCTCTCAGAGGTATCGTCATAACCAGCAGCCTTGACGGCGGCGTAGTCGGTCTTGTTGTAGTTTGCAGTAAAGGCTTTGGTATCAGCCTGAACGATGCCAAAAATCTGCTTCTGCATACCATCAGACAGGGTGGTTGCGTCCAGAAGGTTCGGGTCAGAGATCAGGTCAGGCACATCCTTGATGTCGCACAGTTTTTTCAGTGTGCTTGCGGTCTCGCCGCAATAAAGGGTGGTATTCAGACCGGAGATAGCAGTACTCATAGAATGTTTACCTCCTTAGTTTCGGTAAATCATTCCGTCCTCTCCGATTGTTGCCCCATAGCTGCAATCAATCCGATAGACGGAATTGTTATACAGTCCATTCAACGGGACAAACGACTTGCGATAAAATTTAAGCGGTTCAAGAACAGAATCAACGATTCCAACAATGGAACGTGCTTCTGCAATGCGTCCGGTGTTCTTATTGGAGTAAACCCGAACACGCAGGGAAACGGCGGCGTACTTGCTGTGATCGGCAGAATCAAGATGCACAGGCAAATTGTTGTTTTCCTCTATCTGCACACACGGAAACCTCTTAACAGGGCGGTCATCAATTTCGCTAGTGACTAAGATACCGGGCACTTGCTTTCGCAGTTCCTTGGCAACAGCCGTGTAGATAGAGTTGAAATAATCAATCAACTATTCCAAACCTCCCTCCACGTTGCTTCGACTTGAGAAGCCATTTCCTCGACAGCCCCCCACATAGCCATAGCTGCATCGTTGCCGCTGGTGTAATTCAGCTGACCTTTGCCGTCTACTTCCTTTACAGGCGTACCAGCATTGCCGGATTCTCCGTAGTAGTACCAGCGCTTGTGCTTGCCGTTTTCTTTACCGTATGTGCCATGTTCACCAATGTTATCAGGCAATGGAAGGGGGCCGACTGTTCCAGCAGCGCCCCAGCCCTGATGCGTAACACCTGTGCCGAACTCAATGTGAGCAACCGCCTGCCCCTCCGCTAGGATAGTGCAAGAAGCGCCGTTTTGGATAACTTCGCACTTAACATCGTTTTTGCCAGCATATTGGGCATTGGCAAAACGGATTGTTGCAACAGCAAGGCCTTTATCGGCAAGCGCCTTTGCGAATAACTGCGCCTTTTGGTTCAGGGTGGTCTTGTATTTGAGAATATCTTTCTCAGCCTGTTTAAGCCCTGCATCGCTCAACCTCACTTTAATTTTCACTTGCAGCCACCTCTTTCAGCGCATATAACGTGTCTGTGATATGCGCTGCGACCTTGACCACAATGTAATTGAAGGGCTTTGAAACATCCGTCTGAAACCAGACGTGCGTGCCTTCATAAAGCGGTGTGTTGTGCTTCCTGCTAGACGAGCTGACAATGTAGCTGTAATCCGTGAACGCGCCGAAAGGGTTTGCTTCCGCAGAACCAGTAGGGGGGCTGACGTTCAGCATCAGCTTTGCGGGGTCGCTCCACGTCTGCGATGTCTCACCAGTTTCGTTTCCCCATTCGTCCACAACAGGCGTTTTCTCGCCGACTGGGTTTGAATACCACAGCGGGCGTTTATCCAGTTGGCTACCATTGAACATCAGCCGATAACACCTACTCTCGGAACCACTTCATTCAGCAGGGACTGTGCCACATCAGAGCTTTCCCACACACGAGTAATGCCGTTGTTGGTATAGCTCGTCTGTCCGTTTGCACCGATGTGGTTGTACAGTTCCGCTGCAATGCGTATCTGCAACGACTGATACTGCGAGGGCAGCTCGTCCGGTCTGTTGCCGAAAGGGTAGCCCTGTGCAAATATCTTGTCTTTGGCGAAATCAAGTAGCAGGTCGAAGAGTGGGTAGTCCTCGTCCGTGACTTCACGGTCAAGTGCAGGAGCAATGTACTGCCCCAGCTTGACTGCCGCTTCGGAATACTGGTCTCCCATGCTGCTTTCCTCCTTTCGCCTTAATAAGCCTTGATGCAGTACACAGCGTCCATCTTCTGGAAGGAAGGCAGGACAATTTCGGATGCGATGATGTTGGTGTTTACGGGGTGAGGTTCCTTAATGGTGGTGACAGCAACGCCATTGTTCACGATAGAAACAGAAGCATTCGTCAGACCAGCACGGAGGTCTGCTTCTTCGGGAGTAGTGCCATACCACATCTCGCCAACCTTTCCATCGGGAACCAGAACAACATAACCGTCCGGGATGTACTTGACGGAATCACCGCCGCCTTCAGGCTGGTACATCTTGTCAAACAGATGAATCTTGATGTCGGTAGTCTGCTCAACCAAAGCGCGTGCTTCACTCTGGGTAAGAACGGCAATAGACTTTGCCGTAACCGTCATGAAACGGTTTTTCACCTCGTCAGAAGCAATCATCTTGTTCAGAGTGTTGGTGTTCATATAGGCGTGAGCGATGGTTTCGCCAACGTTTGCCGCAATCGCATCCTTCGCAGTGGCGAAATCGGTAAGGGGAGTAGAAGTGGTAACGTCCCATTTCGCCTTGCCGGTAAGAGCCTTGTAATTCTTTGCCTGCCAAGTACCATCCGGGTCGTAATCATAGATGTAGTTCATGCCGTTTGCCTTGATGGTGATACCGGGCTTGCCGTTCTCCGGGCAAAGCAGCTGCCACGCCATACGTTCAGGAACGATTCGAGCGCCAGTAATCAGCTCTGCGGCATCATCGAAAATTCGGCTGATGATTTCCTCCGCAAAAGCGCTGTTGCTGTTCTGAATCTCCATCAACATCTGGCGGTCTTTCTCGTCGATGTGGAAGCCCTCACGGAAGAACGGCATCTCGGTTTCAGACATCTTAAAGCCCTTGCGCTCGCGGAAGGTCGCCTTCGTGTCAAATGCACTCGGCATCAGGGAGATGCCAACGCCCTTGTGACCGCGAATCCACTTCAGCTCCAGACCGGCTTTCTTGCGCGGAGGGAACAGAGCATCAGAGCCGAACGCCTGAGCGTTGGTAACATCATTCGTCCAATACTCAGCAATCGCATCGGAAGTGAAATATTTCTGAAAATCCATGTTTTTTACCTCCGTTAAGCATTAGTGCCGATGTTGTCACGGAAAAAGACTGCGGGAACAGCCTTATGCAGAGCGGCAACGTCATCAGCAGTAAAGGAAAATCCAGAACTTGCCTTTGCCTTTTTCTGGTCAACAACACCCTGAATCAGCAGTGCGCCGTTTGGGTTGACGGACGGGTCAACGGTGTGCAGCAGAATGCCAATGGCGTCGGTAACTGCTGCATCGGAAACCCCGGTAGTGGCAGAAGCCTTCTTGCCAGTCTTTGCCATTGGATAGCCAGCCTTTACAACATCGGTTTCGGTCACAGTAAAGGGAATGGCAACGTAGGTATCAGCAGCCAGAATAGTGCTTTCAGGAGCCGATACCGGAGTAGTGGTATACTTCATGTTTTCCTCCTTAATGGAAAGCGTTCAATGCGTCACTCGATGTCTTATTTTCGGCGTTCTTTCTTGCTGCAAGGTTCTTAGCAAACGCAACACCTTCGCTGTCAGAGCCGCCCTTGCCATCCGCACCCGGAGGTGTGGGCATATCCTTCAGCAGAGAAGCCTTGTATGCGGTGTCGTGGGCGGTCATAAACTCCGACTGGAACTTAAACACTTTGTCCATGTCACCGTCAGCCAGTGCAGACGCAGCCTTGTTAGCAAGTTCAGCGTCATAACCCTGTGCAACGAACTTCTCACGGTAAGATGCAAGGGTCTTTTCCTTGACGAGGTTCTCCTTGTCGGCAGTCAGGGCTTCAATCTGCTTCTGCATCTCTGCCAGCTTGTCAGCCTGTTCCTGTGCGGCATTCTCGTCATCGGTGCGCTTTGCCTTGAGCTGCTTCTTGTACTCAGCAGCTTCGCCATTGGCTTTCGTCACGGCGTTGCGCAGCTTCTCAACCTCTGCGTTAGGGTCTGCAACCTTTTCAAGCGCAGAAATGATTTCATCGGCGGTCATGCCCTCTTTGTAGGCATCACCAAGCAACACATTGAGTTTCATATCGTTAATTTCCTCCTGCGTTTTTTTACCGTTGCTTCCCTGCAACGCTGCGAAATTTGTATCCCGGCTTCCCTGCCGGAATATATCAGCCCGAAAATTCGGGGTGATTACATATTGTCCACAAGTTCTTTGTAGCTAATCCCGCTAGTCAGACCGGGCGATTCTTCACTATCCGTTCCAACGAAATGAGCATTTTCAACACTCGGATGTAAATACTCAATCATTGCAAAATTAGCCACATCAATCAGCCATTCGGTATTTCCCGTTTCGAGATATTTTTGAATGCGTGGTTGAATTTCCTTGACAGCTTGTGCCAATTCAGGGTAAGTTTGGCTCATCCAGCCATACTTGTAATGAGAGACAAGGATTCGGTTTTGCATCTTCTTAACAAAATCGTCATCCCAATCCCTTACAAGGATTTCACTATTTGATTCCATCGCTGTTCTCCGAGTTGGTATCGGTAGACTGTTCATCTGCCATGTTCCCGGCATTTGTGTCGGTAGCATCCTGCTTAGGCTGTTTCTCTGGCTTCGGTGCTTTCCCGTCCTCGCCCAGCTTGCCGGAAGCAATCAGGAAGGGCTTACTCATCTCATAAGCAGCCTGCGGGTCGGGGAACAGACCGGGCGTAGTGAACGCCAGCTGCGGGTCAATGGTCTGCTGCAACATCTGTGCAAAAATCTGAACCTTGCTCTGCTGGTTATCGTACTGACGGCGTGGCAACTTGATGTTGATGTCACTTGCCATCAGCTTAGAACCAGCTGTGTCACGCAGGATTTTCAGCATCACAGACAGGCTCCGGCGCTCAGCATACTTGAACATATTTTCATACTGCTGCGCCCTTGCTTCGGTGTGATTCCATCCGTTTCGGACGATAACTGCGCCCACGTTGTCGGACGTTGCATTCTCGCTGCCAGTGGCACTAGGCATGGCAGTCAGGCTGCGATACACATTCAACATGGAATCAATCAAAATCTGCGTTTGCTGCTGGTTCAGCTCGTTTGCAAGTTGTTTTACATCGGCAGCAAGTCCAGATGTAGACTTGATCGACATTGCGCCCATAGCCTTGACAGCTTCCAACGCTTCTTTATCAACAAGACAGTTAATAAAGACCATGATAGATTGAATGAACTGCTCTACGCCATCGAGACGATTGCTCTCCAACAGGTTGATGGAATCCAGAACAGGAATAGCCGGTTCAAACAAACCCATCCGCTCCGGGTTCAGCTTGTATTCGACCATCGGAAGCATTCCAAGAGAATGGTTCTCCGACTTTGTGACTTTGCCATTGTCGATTTCAAAGTACTGGTTCGGCGTGTACACGCAAATCAGGTCGTTCAGGTCATTCTGATAATTGCGTGGGATGTGCAGCACGTTGGCGATGGGCTTGTGACCGATGCCAGAGTTGTAAATCACATACGCCATATCCGGGTCTGGAACGTCCACCAACAGGGGTGTTTCGTCCGGGTAGTTGCCGTTGTACCCCTTGTCAGGAAGAACAATGCGGTATCCCTGTCCGCTCTCCAACATCCACTGCCAGAGCCGCCGATCAAGAGCATCCTTGCCCTCATACTGCAAAGCGTTGGACAGGCGGGCAATTTCCTCACCGTCACCTGTTGCCGTTTCAGACCGCACATAAGAGCAAGGTGTGCCGCTCATGTAACCTGTGTAGAAGCCCACGCATTCATTGGCGTGGTTCTCTACAATGCGGTTGGTGATTTCAGCGTGGTACTCCTTCGTTCGATGGAGGACAGGCTGGCTGCCCAAGTAGTAGTTGTGCAGAAAACGAATCTCATTTTTGTTCCGCGAATGAATAGGCTCTGCCTTACCCATAACTACTTTCAGAACATTCGCCCGATTGATTTCCGTTTCCGGCGTTTCAATCGGTCTACGTCCGGTCAGCGGCTCATTCAAAAGGTCATCAACAACTATCTGATACTCAGCCATGCGTTCCTCCTTTCCGGCAAAATAAAAAGCGCAGCAAGACAAACCTGTTAAGGTCTATCTCACTGCGCTTACAACTGCGCTTTAAAAGCTATTCAGTTTTTAAATTTTGGTACGGAGACCCATGTATCTTTTGGAAGGTTGGAATCCCCAATTGTAATCCAATGGCAAAGAGGGCACAGAAGAGAAAACTTGCCTTCTACTTCGCCAAGATAACGTCCGCAATCACACGGATTGCCGTTTGCGTCTTTTCGAGGACGCTTGCATCTGACTTTCGCTACCATCTGTGCTCCTTTCGTTTGATTTCTGGGAACAGGCTGTTGAGCACAGACCTGTTGGAAGCTGCTGGGAAACTGTTCGCACTTCCAGCCGTGCTATTTTCCGCCCCGGAAAACCTTCACAGTCTTTTTGTTTGCCGGACAGGCAATGGTTCGGACTGCGATTCGGACGCGGAAGCCGGATTTGAACCAGCGACCTCTTGGCAACCAAGCGAGCTACCTGACTGCTCCACTCCGCGATAGAAACCCGGCTTAATTGGTTAACCGCTGCTCTTCGCAAAAGGAGAAAATTCAAAAAAGCCTTTTGCATCGAGAGCCGGGAATAGCGGTGAGGTGTCAAAAGAGAAATCCCATGCAAAGCAAGAGGATAGTTGTGCTGCGTAGCGGGTTTGAACCGCTTCGTGTCAGTTGGGGGAGTACAAACAACGTTCCGTCCACTCGGAAACGCAACATATAATCCCCACGACAGAGAAAGGCGGCTGTCGTGGGTGAGTAAGAAAGGAGGGTATTACACAACAAATGACGAGTAAAAATGACTTAAAAATCTCGCCAACGCAATACCTAGAGGAAGCTGCAAATCTTCCTGGTACTATTGTAAGCCATGTCAACAGGCAAATCAAATTTTAATGCCTACGCACCCGGCTATTTAGGGTAATTATTAAAACGGCCTCTTGACAGGCTCAATTTTGCTGATTCCGTTATACAATTCATCGGCAAGCTGTGCCAGACTATCCGGTGCGTCATCGTGCGGAACTTTGCCAAGCTGCGTGAACATCGTCACCTGTTCCATGAACGCCTTGTACTCTTTCGACTGGTGTTTTTCGTCAAGGAAATAGAACCGCTTAATGTCCGGTGCATACTGGATGATTCTTGACAGCTTGCTTTGCCCACTCGGCGCACGTTGGCTACGGACAGAGCAGTGATAACCTTGCTGCCGAAGCTGGCTGTCTACCACGTCACAATATTCATCACCGCCGTTGTTGGCTTCACCACGCACCACGTTGATTTTATGTTGGATGATTTTGCCCACGACTTCTGGTCTGGTCACGGTCTTATCGCCGTTATTGAACACAAGGTCTGGGATAAACACAGCATCCCCGTACACATAAGCGATAGGACAGGCGGTGAAGTCGCCGCCACCCCATGCAATATCCATGACCATGAGCTTGCGATCGGGCTCGCCATCAGGTAGAACACCGTTGAAATACCGCAATTCATCGGCAGGGAACAGCAGACCTTCACGCACATAGGGCTTGCCCATGTACTTTGCCCACCATGTTGCATCATCAATACTGGCTTTCATATCGGCATAGTAGGCATCGTCAAAGCCAACGCCATAGTCATAATTGAAGTTGCTGTGTCCGTTCTCATCCACCGCAGGAATCACCCGGAATCGGTACTTCGGGTTGTCTGCATACTGGTTCTGGATACGCCCCAGAGGGTCAAGCACGTTCCAACGTGTACCGACCATCAGCTCTAATGCGCCTTGCTTTTTACGGTCTTTCAGCTGGTTCAAATAGGCATCGTACTTGTTGTTCAAACGATCAACATTCAGGCTTTCTTCCAAGTCCTCAATCAAGTCATCGCTGTACAGAACGCCGCCCTCGCCAATTTCAACAGCACCAGTCAGCGTACCGCCAATAGAGCGACAGGTCAGAGTGGGAAAACGCTTCTTTCGGTTCAGGTCAACGCTTTCGTCCTTTGCGCTCTTGTCCACAAGCTGAACGTTAGGGAAGATTTTGCCCCAATTGTAGGTCACGGGGTCGGTGATGATGGATAGTACCTCGCCGTAGAAGCCGTTGGTCAGCTTGTCGGAATGTCCACTCATAACCGATGCAACATCAGGACGGTTGCCCATCAGCCATGTGATGAAGAATATACAAAGAGTTGATTTTCCTGTTCTCGGAGCCATAGAAATCCCCAAGAAATCTACACGATGGAAAAACAAGTCCTCTAGGTCACGAACCAACGTTAGAAGCACCTTTCTGCGTGGCTGATAGAACTTCTTCTCCGGCGCACGGTTCCATTCAAGGTAGATGCAATAGCTGTCGAACACATCCTTTGCTTCAAACAGGTACGTCCGGCCGATAATGTCATAGACCTTCGCCACGTCCTCACCTGTTTTCATCTTGCCCATCATAGCTGCACAGACGGAGCGCAGCTCACCAGAGTATTTGTAGGCGTCGAACCGCTTGTTTTGCGACAGGGCATCTCTCAGGTTCACCACCGCCTGAAACCAGTCCTCGTAGACCTGTGCTTCGGTCGGATTCTGCTTTGCATACGCTTTGATACTGTCAATGATGGCGATACACTGCTTTGGTTGCATAAAAAAATAGGCACCCCCTACCTGAAAATGTAAAGAGTGCCTACAACTGCACAAAAATCAAATATTCGGTTTTATAATGCTGTTTCGGAAAAATTATTTACTAAAATCCATCTTAATAAATGGGTTGTGTAGTTTATTTGACTTCTTCTGCAAGCTGGTTGAGCCTGCGTTTCAGCTCGTCCGCATCGTAATACAAAGCGTCTGCGACAGCATTGAGAATATCGGGCTTGTCGGTGTAATCGCATAGCGTTTCAATTAGTTTCAAGCTCTGCTCTGACAATTTTACGGTTTTCATGTCACTTTTCCTTTCTCGTTCGGTTTTATTCTAGGTTGCGAACAATGTCACCTATTCTGTTCAGCAATCCGATACCATGTCTGGCGAGTTACACCAAGCTGCTTTGCAGCGTCCGTGACCGTGAGAATGCGCTTCTCCACCTGCTCATGGAGAACGTCAAAGAGGTTGCGGTCATACTCGGTGGGCTTGCGGCCTTCCCTGTAATCGGGGCGCTGACTGGCAATCTTCTTGCCCTCTTTGGTACGCTCAACAATCATGTCACGCTCAAACTGGGCAAACACAAGGAACATACCTCTCATAGCCCTACTAGCAGGGGTGTTGTCCATCACACCAAGATTCAGCACGTTCACCCGGATTCCTTTTTCAATCCATGAATCAATCAGTTCATACCCACCGACAAGGCTTCTGGCAACACGATCTAGCTTTGTCACAACGATTGTATCGCCGCTCTGAATTTCCGCTTCTAGCTTGTCCAGTTCCTTGCGTTCCATCTTAGTGCCGGTATAGACCTCTTTGAAAATCTTAGTTGCACCAGCGGCCTTGAGAGCTTCTTCCTGCGATTCAAGGCTGTTGCCGTCAATCGCCTGACCAGCGGAACTGACACGAGCGTAACCGTAAATCATTTTCCTTCACTCGCTTCCTTTGCTTTTCTCGTAAAGTATTCAGCCTTAAACTCATCTAGACCATCATCAAGAATATATCTTTCATTGCAATCCGGGTCAACTGGTTCAAGAACAATGCGATAGCCTAAAAGCCAACAAAATCTTGCCAAAATTCTAACAGTAAGACCATCACCTCTTAATCGCTGCGTGACGAAAGAACTAGTTTTTTCTTTCCCGCCAATTTCGTGTGCCCAATAAGTCTTGGTTTTACTTTTATCTCTTTTTTGTTCATTTTCTATAAGTTCCCTTACCACTTCATTGCTCTGCATAAGGCTTCCTCTCTTTCTTTAAACCAATTATAAACTTTTTAGTGTTGGATGTCAAGAACTTTTTAGTGTTCAGACATATTTTTTTACTATCAATAGGGTGGTCAAACGGCTGTAAACTTTTTCGTTGCTTTACAAACTGTATACTTGAATAGCAGCCTTACGAATTATCGAAAAATATACTTTCGAGCGTTACCATTAAAGTAAACCAATCCGTTTACAAAACCACTATCAAATAACGTAAATTTACGTTAGAATGAGTAAAAATAAGACTGTCTCTTATACACATCTCCGAGCCCAC